ATGGGAGACATCCAAACTTTAATAAAACCAAGTAACATTCCGCCTGTAACTCTTGAAGAATTAAATGATTATAGTGAAGGAAATAAAGATAAATGGATTACTGGTCATAAAACCGGACCATCAATACAATATGCTCGCGTATTCAATGATAATAATATTTACTATTTAGCATCCAATTTGGTAAACTATACAGGCAGGGAGGAAATGTTAGGATATGTTAGAAGAGGTTTGGTATTTTTACCTTTTTACAAACGGATTATTAAAACAGGGGAGCCAACGGGAATATGGGAGGACTATACCACAAATTTTGAGATAGGTGGTCAAAAAAAATATCTATTTGTATATGATTTAGGTCCCAATGAACGTGCTGAAAGAGAAGCAGGAAGAAGTCGAGAAGACGAAGAAAGAGCAATGAGAAGGGCCGCAGAAGACGATAGAAGAGACTCCAGAATGGTACAAGAAGAAATAGAAAGGTCACTTCGACTTATGGAACAAATGGATACGCAAAGAGAAGCGGAAGAAAGATCAAGAGAAGAAAAAAGACAACAAGCGGCAGCAAGATTGAGAGAAGTAGAAACAAAAGGAGAAAGTACAGGTCTAGAAGGAGTTCAATTGAAAGATTTTCCAATGCAGTCGGATATTGGTGGTCGTAGAACACGTCGTAGAAGAAACACGCGTCGTAATAAAAGTAGAAGAAGCACACATCGTCATAAAAGCACTCATCGTCGCAAACTCAAACAAAGTAGAAGCAGTCGTAAACTTAAAAAATCAAGAAAATAAAAATATAATTAAGTGTTTAATTTGTTATATTTTTATTTGTAAGCAGCCGAACCAGTAGTAGTATTATATGTATTTGGTGATTGAGAGAAATGATTTGAACTTGTAACTGTTGAAGGATAGTAACGGTATGGACTTGGTTGTGATTTGGGGTTCTGATATTCAGGCAAAGACTTGTAATAACATAGTTTCTTATTTTGGAATTGAAATACGGTCGGACTATTACAGTCAGGTGCCTTATTTTTCTCGTAATTCACGTAACTATTCTTGTTATTTATAGCAGCCGAATTTGTTGTTATCGTTTCAACATTCAATTTAAGCATTCTTGTAGAACTTTCAACCGCACCTTGTACCGCAAATTGAGGATTATTTGGTTTATATACAGTGAGTTTGCAACCATTTGGATTCGATGGTCCTTGAAATGGAACACCCAAATAAGGATTATTTATAAACGTACTGAATTCAGCAAGAGCGCTTACCTTTGTATTAGCAGGTAAAGAATTCAAATAGTTAAACAATGTATCAAAATTATATGGATTTGTAAGAGTTTCATAATATGTTACTTGGGCTTGTGTTAGTATTCCCATATTCAACAAAATGGTCAACAATTTAATAACCAACGCATCTTCAGTTGCGTCGTAAATCTCGGCATTCGGATAACAATTGGCCACATATGTATTGCTTGTCGCAAGAGCACTTCCAGGTTTGGCGCTGGCTAATTCAGCTAAAGTAACACCAGATTGTAACAAAGCTTGTGTGACTTCAACTGGTCGCGGTTGTTGAAAATTGAAGACCTTTTGGTCATATGTTTTACATCTGTTTTGTAAATATTGTTTGTGTGTGGTATAATAATTTTTCTTTATATTTGTACTGGCGTAAATGGCACGTCTTTTAGCTTTATACTCTTCGTTACAACATAAAACAGGGTTTGTTGTATTGGGTTCAGGGTTCTCTGTCAAATAAGTGTTATTTGGGTAATAGGAAGAAATAATACCGATACCTTCACACGTTTTACAATCTTGTTGCAGGCCATCAAATAGACCATTTGCATTTAGAGTATTTTGTTTAATAATAAAACTACCCGGATTATCGATCATTTCATTAAGTAGACCTCGACCACCAGCACCGCCACCCAACGACGACCCTTTACTTGATGCGACAAAACGATTCATATTGTAATTAATTAAACCGGCTTCATTAATACTAATATTTACAGTATTATTATGTGGGTCTTTACCAGTTAAGTTATTGGCAGTTATTGGGTCGACAGGAATCACCCTGCCCTTTCTAAAATGTTTGATTGGTCGTGCCAATCCAAAACCAGTTTGAAATACGTTACCAGGGTCATTATTTGTTAAAGGTCTAATGTGTCCGGGTGCTGTACCGACAGGATTACTTTCGAGTCCACTTCCCTTCCAAGGTAAATACTGTTTAGTAAAATAAGTGCTTCTATGATTATATCCTGATGCTGGCATTGCTCTCATTCCTTGTGGATAATAAGCTGTTGACATTTATATTATTATTAAAGAAAATAAAAGTAATATTATATTATATTAATGTTAACATTGGTAAACATATTGATACTATTTTTTACTATATTAGTTATTTATCAAATATTTTTAGCATATTTTGGAGATAGCATTATAGAAGGATTAGAAAATAATGAAAAATATAAATCATATGATTCAAATGATGCTTTAATTTTAGGTAAACAAAACGCCGGTAATATTATTGTATTGGAAAAACAAGTGAATAATTTAAGTGGATTAAATCAACAAGTCCAAGATTTAAGCGGAAATGTAGCTGGCTTACAAGAACAAGTTAACAATTTAGTTAGCGCGCAAAATCAGTATGCCAGCCAAATGGCGCCAAGCACGCCACCAGATATATCAGGTACAACAACAACAAATTAAATAAATCAAAATAAAAATATTTATATAATTTAAGATAATGTCTAATATATTTCAAGAAGTTTTAAATGATGCTCAAGGAGTCCAAGAGCAACTATTGGGACCAACATATCCGTATTATAAAAATGTTAAAACACCAAGTCAAATTGGTATGAGTAGTAAAGGAACTATACAACAAATGAGTCAAAATATTGTCGGTTTAACTAATTATGTTGAATTATTGGTTTCTGGAAACAGTAAAGCATCTGCAACTGGCGGCCCTTTAGGAAACAAATTTTTTCTACAAACCGGAGGGAAATGTGTCGATAATTCAGTAGACGGTTCAAATAATCAAGTTGATAGATATATTTATGTTAATAATGTACCCCAAGGAGATATTCCTTTTATATCAAGTGGATTAGGTGTTAATTTTACAGAATTTAGAGGTTTAATACCTGGAGCCATGAGCAATTTAAATGTTTTAAATCCTTTTGGATTAATACAATCTTTTTTAGCTGGTTCAACACCTCCTTGTCAAGAAATAACTATGCAAACAATTGATGTGAATAATAATAAATCAAGTGAAACAAATTTTGTAACTGTTGTTGATATTCAAAATATGGACCCGTGTAGTTTTCCCAATGGAAGAAATCCTATAACAAAAGTTAAATGCGCAGAGGCTTTTAGTACGGGTGTTTCTGCAGATGCCGCTCGTGTTGATATGCCAGATGACCCCTTGGCGCAATTATATTTTGCCAGCTTAGGACTTGTTGGTGTATATATTTTATATCGTTTTATGGAAAAATCGCGTTAAAATACTCTAATCAAAGTCTAATAAATTAATTGTGTTATAATTTGTGTCCTTAATTGTCATTTGTTGTGTCAAATAATCAATTGTTTTTAATTTTACGTTAATTTCTTTCTCTAATTTTGATATAACAAATTTTTGATTGTTTATAGTTTCCTTTAATTGAACATTTTCTAAAAAATAATTTGCCTTATTCATATTTAGGTCTGATAACCATTTCTGATGCGTTTTTGATTTAATGTGATTTGAAAAATATGATGTACAATCATATGTTTTGTCTTTTCTTGTTCCACAAGGGCAACGTAGACCATTTTTTATATTGTTAAAAGATGGTATTTTATCAACATAATTTCCTTTATCGTCAATACTTGGACTATATATATCTGATTCAACTACTAATTCCATACTAAATAATATATTACAAAGGTTTTATATTATTTTATTTTTATTACTTTATTTTTTAACGTTTTCGGCAAGATTTTTTACACGACTTTCTGTGTCTGTGTCTTCGGCGTCTGGTTCTGCCGCCAACATATGAAGCTGATGCTGTGTTACCATTAGAAAAAGATGCCGCGGTAGCAGCTAATCCAGTTAATGGTGTGTTATCTGAATAATTACCGCCGCGCATACTACCTCTTCTTTTTCCTTTTCTTCCTCCCATACCATTACTTGTTGGTGGGGGTACATAAGGTGGTGGTGGGGGTGATGGTGGTGGGTCATCGGATTTTTTTGACGCAAATGGATTTGATATTGTTGGCATTTCCCAAGTACTGGGGTCCCAAGTACTGGGGTCCCAACTACTTGAGTTCCCAGTACTTGGGTCCGCATCACCACCTCGTCTACCTCTACTTCTATTTCTCATACTCTTTTTAGGCATTTATAATATATTAAAAGAAATTATATTATAATTTTTCATTATTATTTTTCATTATAAAATATTTATGCTGTATTAACAAAATGACGATATGCATAATAAGCGGCTAAACCGCCTAAAATCTCGACAATTATGTATGGAAGTACATCGGATTGAGATAATTTGCCAGCACTATAGAGAGAAATAGTGACAGCAGGATTAAACGAACCACCTGAAATAGGTCCTCCCAACAAAACACCAACTGCTAAAGCAGCACCAATAGCTGCCCAATTTCCTGTAGCAAAAATAGTGAAAACAAGAAGCATAGTTCCTAAAAACTCAACAACATATTTGTTCATTATATGTATTATGTATATATATTTTTAGAAATTATTTTTTATATTTATTATATTTTAAATATAAAATTACTTAATATTTAGTTGTAAACGAGTCTACCATTTAGGATAGAATACGGACCAAGACCAGTAAAATTTCTCATGTATTCAAGTGCGGCATAACTACCAATGTTTCGCTTCAAGTTAGCGTATACTCTACCAGCAGAACCATTTTTTGTGCGAGGGCTACTGATTCCAATAGAACCGACAGTACGGTTACCACTACCTAAACCATACATGGGTGTCAAAGAAGGATAAGAATAATTACCAGGCATTTATACATATTGTAAATATTAAAAAATTAAAATTACAAAATATATTATTTCTAAATTTTAATAATTTTGACGCACTATTGCACCCCAAGCGCAAACTTGGCCATTTGATAAACTCGTGTTTTGAATTGCTCCCTTCTTTTTCGGCGCGGTACATCCGCCTGAACGCGCCCGTCTTAAACTACTTCGGGTGCTACTTGGCATATAATTTTTTGTGGATATAGGAGCCGCATTTGGTAGAGCAACCTTGTATCCACTCTGACCAACAGCGTTCGCTTTAAGGATGTTAATATATAAAGCGCCGTCAATAGGAGGGATATAATTTGTATGAGACGATACAGGGACTTGTCTCTGGGATGAATTAATAACATATCCCAAAGGCGAGGACAGTTTTCCTAAAGCTATTTGTTGTTGTAATTGCTGGTTGTTTACAGAAGTTCTTAAATATTGGTGTCTGGCATTTGTGTTCATATCTGCGTAAACAGGCTCTTGAGACGGGTAAAATTGCGGCGGTGTTGGTCTTATTCCTACCAATGTTCCATAACTATGATACGGAATTTGACAAGGTGTTTGATTTGTGCTTAATGGTCCAGTAATTGGCGCATTTACATAATTATTATAAGACATAGAACCAATATTTGTAGATACGGCATATGGAGTCGTCATTTATACTATACTTTTATAAAAAAATCCACTTTAAAAAAGTGGAGC